AGTCGATCAACATTCTCAAGCAGGAGGGCTCGGGGTACGCCAGGGAGATCGGCTCTGGGACCAACACGCACGAGTTGATGGGGCGCGGCCTTGAGGCCGCTTGGGTCAAGGCCAAGGCCGGGTACGGCCGTGTTCGGACGGCGGCGATCTGATGGCTGAATACAAGACCACCGTCGTCAAGAGTGGGCCTTTCTTTGACGGCAGGGCTCGTGCAGCCATTCGTGATTTCGAGAAGGCTGCTCGGGAAGACGTGGCCGATCAAGGTCGGCAGGACATGCGTGCAGCTACAACAGTGTTCCGTCATCCGACTGGCTATTACAAGTCTCGTATTCAGACGAGGGATAGTGGTTCAAGAGACCTTGTGACAGATAGCGGCGTCGTCTATGGACCCTGGCTCGAAGGCACGAGCAGTCGCAATCAATCTAGCCGATTCAAGGGCTACAAGATCTGGCGACTCACAACTCAGCGGCTTCGCATCAAGGTGAACCGCATCGCCAAAAACACTCTCAATCGTTACATCGGGAGGATGAACTAATGGACATGCTCGGATTGCTGAACAAGATGGAGTCTCACGCAGCGGCCACCGGGCATTTCGACCGGGTGAATACCTTTGAGCCGAAGAGCGCTCCCGGCAGTGGAGTGACGTGCGCCATTTGGGCAGACAGGATTCGCCCGGCCAAGTCCGGTCTCAGTGCAACGTCCGTCCGAATCAACTGGACAATTCGCATTTACACCTCGATGACTTCGGAGCCGGCTGACAGTATTGATCCGAATCTGTTGTCGGCTGTTGACGTGCTGATGGAGGCATACACGGGCAACTTCACTCTGGATGGGACCATCCGCTCCGTCGATCTATTGGGAATCGAAGGAGAGCCGATGGAAGCGAAGGCCGGATACATCGAGCAGGATCGCAAGCTCTTCCGAGTGGTTGATATCAATCTTCCCGTTATTGTGAATGACATTTGGACGGAGGTTTCATAATGGCCAAGAGCACCGGTCTTGGTGACAATCTGTACGTCGGAGGATTCAATCTCTCCGGAGACATTGGCTCCTTGGGCACGATCAACGGAGGCAACTCTCCGTTAGAAGTCACGGGCATTGACAAGTTCGCAGTCGAGCGGTTAGGCGGCTTGCGAGACGGAGCCCTTGAGTTCACCGCCTTCTTCAACCCCAGCGTTGGCCGAGCGCATGATGTTCTGAGCACGCTTCCCACAACGGACGTGATGGTCAGCTATTTCAGAGGCACGACGCTCGGAAACAAGGCAGCCAGTCTCATTGCCAAGCAGATTGATTACGGCGGTGAGCGAGGTGACGATGGGTCATTGACATTCAGCGTTGACGCTCAAGCGAACAGCTTTGGCCTTGAGTGGGGCGAGCAGTTGACGAGCGGCGTTGACACTCTTACCGGTGCCGGCGCTATCGCCGGTGTGGATTACGGAGATGACGTAGGCGGCGTTGGTGACGACACGACGAACTTCGGCCTGTCTGTCTACATGCACGTATTCGCATTCACAGGTACGAGCGCCACCGTTGCCGTTCAGGATTCCAATGACAATGCCGGCGCTGATCCGTATGCGAATGTCGTGGCCTTCTCCCCGGTCTCCGCTGTAGGTGGATACAGGGTGGTTTCTGGCGATACGGCTGCCGTCAAGCGTTGGCTTCGTGTGAATGTCACTGGGACTTTCTCAAACCTTGAGTTCGCAGTGATGGTTCACCGCAGGATGACGGCGGTTACGTTCTGATGATTCGTCGTCGCATGAACCGTGTCACTCCCAAGCTACCTGCCGGCCATTTCAAGACGTATCAGATTGCGTCTCCGATAGCCACGCATTATCGGGACGGTTCGTGCGAAGAGGTGGATTGCGAATGGCAGGCCAATGGCTTCAAAACCGTTGTGGACGAGTCAACGCCATTAGGCCAGCGGCAGGCTCATTACATTCGCAAGGTCTCGGACCGCCCGTTCACAGAGGAGCGCACGCCAGAGGGATTGACAGCGTTCAAGTTCCCACCCGGCACGACGTGTTTCTCTCAGCACAAGGTCTCCCTCGAAAGGCCAGAGATTTATCTGGTCAAGGGCGGGGACTTCCGTGGCAATCCAAGGCGCACGCCAATCAGGCGACATTCTGGTCCAGACAGTTGGATCAACGATTTCGCAGAGCACCAAGACAAGCTCAAGCGAACAATAGAAGGCTAGTGAACACCTAACCCAAAAGGGGAAGAAACAATGGCAAAGGAAACCGGTCTCGGCTGGACTACGGCGAGTGTTGACGATTCCACCGGCACTCCGCAGGCAATCAAGAACGACTTCACAAACGTCGAGTTCAGCACTCCTCGTGAAGTCCAGGAAGTCACCGGTCTCGACAAGAGCGCCGTTGAGCGTCTTCTGCTTCTGGCTGATTTCTCGGTCCAGTTTGATGGCGTTTTCAATGATGCGGCCAACATGTCTCACGCCGTTTTCAAGACCGTTCCATCCACCAGCGTTGCTCGGACCGTGACTCTTGCGGTCAGTGGCCAGACTCTCGCCAATGAGGTTCTGTTCACTGATTACAAGCTTGAGCGAAGCGACAAGGGTGAATTGACGTTCCAGGTTCCCGGCGTCCTTGCCGATGGCACCGTTCCGACGTGGTCCTGAACAGAAGGCAGCGCAGAGCGATGGGATTTGTCAGGCAGCCCACCATTTACAAGCTCGTTTGGCCCGAGGGTGACGAGTATCACGGTTTGGAGGTGAAGGTCCGAGCCATTCCAATCTCTCTGTTCTTCGATCTTATGAAGGTCGTTGATGTGAACAGTCTGGATTTGAATGACATCAAGCCAGAGGACCTTTCTTCTGATTCTTTGGAGGCGGTAACCGAACTCTTCAAGATGTTTGCGGACAATCTTGTCGATTGGAACTTGCAGGAACAGATTGAAGAAGGCGGTCCAGTCACAGACGTTCCTCCTACCGCAGAAGGGGTGATGGCGCAGGAGTTGGGATTTGTCCTCATGCTCGTAGAGAAGTGGATGAGTGTCATTAGCGATGTGACCGGCCCTTTAGGGAATCTCTCATTCGATGGAGGGAAGTCCCCGGTGCCGTCGATGGAGATGGAGCCCTTGTAGTCCAGCCATTAGAACTCATTGAAGCGGAGCTTGTTCTCGGACTTTGCGACCGATTTTCAAAGCTGCCATCTGAGGTGTATGCGGAAAGCACCGATCTCATTCGGCTCTTGAAAATCGAGGAATACGGGTCACGAGAGAAGAAGCGTCTTCGTGAAGAGATGGAAGCCGGATAGGAGGTGACGAAGTGGCTAATGAAGTTGAAATCGTCGTAACGTCAACAGATAAGACGCAGGCAGGCACGGCGTCAGCCGGTCGTAATGTTGACGGCCTCGGCGGGAAAATGACGAACCTGAGGAACAAGGCCACCGTTGCCTCCGCCGGCATTCTCGCTGGCCTTGGTTCCGTTGCAATGGGGGCGTCAAAGTCGGCGTCCGACCAAGAGGAGGCGATGAACAAAGTAGACGTCGTCTTCGGCAACAACTCGGGCACCATCACAAAGTGGGCACAGGGGGCCGCAAGAGACTTCGGCCAGTCCACCACGGATGCCCTGACCGCCGCTGGCTCATTCGGAACGATGTTCACGCAGATGGACTTCACTTCCGGCGCTGCGGCAGACATGTCCATGAAGATGACAGAGCTTGCTGGCGACATGGCGAGCTTTCACAACGCAGACCCCACAGAAGTCATCGAGGCGCAGAGCGCAGCGTTCCGAGGTGAATACGACTCGATTCAAAGATTCATCCCAACTCTCACCGCTGCCTCTGTCGAGCAAAGAGCCCTTGCTGATACCGGGAAGAAGTCCAATGACGAGTTGACGGCTGGCGAGAAGGCTGCGGCGACGTACAAATTGATGATGGAAGGCGCCGGCCCTGCCGTTGGTGACTTCGATCGGACGAGCGACTCCGCCGCTAATACTCAGCGGACCATGAACGCAGAGTTCGAGAATGCCAGCGCAGATCTTGGTGAAGCGTTGTTACCTGCTCTGACAATCCTCGCAGATCTTATGTCGAAAGTTGCAACATGGGCTTCTGA